CACCGTACAAGATATTAATATCCATATTGACCATGAAGCGTTAGGAATTAAGAGTGAATCATAACCTACCTAATAATTGGGCGGCTAGAGAATATCAACAGCCAATGCTAAATTATATGCTTAAAGGTGGCTTAGACCGTAAGCGCGGTGTAGGCGTATGGCATAGGCGAGGGGGAAAAGATTCAACGTGCTTAAACTTTGCAGCAGTAGCTAGTCAATTAAGAGTTGGTACTATTTGGCACATGTTGCCAACACAGGCACAAGGCCGAAAGGTTATATGGAAGGGGATTGACAAAGATGGTCGTAGAATGATTGACCAAGCTTTTCCTGAATGGATGCGTAAAAAGAAAAATGAATCTGATATGTCTATTGAAATGCATAACGGCTCAATTTACCAGGTAGTAGGTAGCGACAACTTTGATAGCTTAGTGGGTAGTAACCCTATAGGAATTGTGTTCAGTGAATTCTCTATTGCCAATCCATTAGCGTGGGATTATGTTTCGCCTATCCTGAATGAGAATGATGGCTGGGCTTTTTTCATTTATACGCCAAGGGGTAATAACCATGGTAAAAAGTTGTTTGATGCAGCAAGCAGAATGGATAGCTGGTTCGCGCAAACATTAACAATAGAAGATACGCAGCGCCCTGACGGCTCACCTGTTATACGTCCTGAACATATCGAAGAAGAGCGTGAAATGGGCATGGCAGAAGAAAAGATACAGCAAGAGTATTATTGTTCGTGGGAGGGTGGCATGGAAGGCGCTTACTATACGGCAGAGCTTAGAGACTTACAAAAGGCTGATAGGTTTGGTCAATATCCTTTTGATCCACACAAGCGAGTACAGACCTTCTGGGATATTGGTATCAATGACCAGACATCTATTATATTTACACAGCGCGGTGATGATGGTAATCCGGTTATAATTGATTTTCTTGTTGGCCGTAACATAGCTATAACAGAGTGGATTAAAACACTCAGGCAGTTATCGTATGATTATGATGAACACTGGTGGCCTCATGATGGCGCTAATCGTGAACAGTTTAGCGGTAAGAGTAAAGCAGACCAAGCAGCAGAACTTGGTTTTTATGTTGAGATATGCCCTAACTTATCACGTGAAGACGGTATAAACGCATCTAGGGGCATGATACGAGTAGCCAAGTTTGATAAGAATAAAACAAGTAAGCTTATTGATGGGTTACAAGGCTATCGTAAAGAGTATGACGAGAAGTTACAGCGTTTTAAAGATAATCCACTACATGACTGGGCTAGTGATATTGCTGATAGCTTTAGGTATATGAGTATCGCATGGCGTAAAAACTTAACCACTGCCATAGGTAATAGAGCAGTTAACAACATTAAAGTTAAAAGGGCGTACGGATGAAAAACGAGCAGATAATTAAAAGACTTGAGCATTTGACTGCCGAGCGAAAGACTATAGATTCTACTTGGCAAACAATAGAAAAGTATATTACGCCTTATCGTGGTCAGTTCTTTGAAGATCAAACAAGCGAGCATGAACAGAACTGGCGTAAGCGTGAGATATTCGACAGTACAGCCGTTAACGCTTGCCAAACATTATCAGCTAGTATTCATGGGTCTATTACCTCTCCTGCTTTTCGTTGGTTTGATTTACAATTCAGAGTTGACCAGTTAAACCAAACACAGGAAGCAAAGGAATGGTTAGACGATACCGCCGACAGAATATACAACGCATTACAAGAGTCAAATTTCAACTTAGAAGTAGGCGAGTGTTACACAGATTTAGTTAGTTACGGTACATCAGTAGTATTAGAAGAATTTACAGGTGATGAACTAACAGGTGAAAACATTGAGCTAACATTCTCAGCTGTACCCATTAAAGAGGCTTACTTTGAGGAAGACCACAAAGGCGGCATTGCTACGTTTTACCGTCGTTTAATGTGGACACCTTCACAAATTATTAGCAAGTTTGGCGAAGAGAATGTACCAGAAAAGGTTAACGCTTTACATGCTAGCGGTAAAACTGACCGTATGGAGGTTGTTTATTGTATATGGAAGCGTAAAGGTATTGATGAGGTAGAGGGAATAGTCGCACCTGAAAAGCGTCCTTATGCATACCGATACTTATTAAAAGAAGGTTGTTGCACATTAGGTGAGGAAGGTGGCTACTATGAAATGCCAGCTTATGCGCCTAGATGGAGAAAGACTAGTGAATCTAAGTGGGGTAATAGTCCTGCCATGAATGCGCTTAATGATGTATTAACGCTTAACCAGTTAGTTGAGTTAATTTTGCGTAGTGCTGAAAAGGTTATCGATCCGCCTTGGGTTACAACCATGAACAATATCATGTCTGATTTAGATATGAGGCCAGCAGGCTTAAATGTTGTACGTGACCCTAGTAAATTAATACCAATGAATTCAGCAGCTAGATTTGATGTTAGCCAGTTACAAAAGGGTGATTTAGTTCAAGCTATACAAAAAGCTTTTTATATGGATCAACTACAGCTTAAAGACTCGCCAGCAATGACAGCAACAGAAACAATGGCGCGCATGGAGTTAATGCAAAGAACGTTAGGCCCAACATTAGGGCGTTTACAATCAGACTTACTTGACCCGTTAATTAGTCGCACATTAAATATCTTGTTTAGGAGCGGGCAGCTAAAAGAATTACCTGAAAGCTTAAAACAAATGGGCGGCGATATAGATGTTTCATATGTTGGCTCATTGTCACGCAGTCAGAAGATGGACGGCATAGCAAACGTTGAAAGATACCTAGGTTTATTGGGTGGTATTGCTCAGTTTAAGCCGGAAGTGTTAGATTTATTCAACCAAGATAAAGCAGCGCGTGATTTAGGTGTTGATTTAAATATACCGGCAGCTTATCTAAATAGTGATGAAGATGTCCAAGCATTACGACAACAACGAGCAGAGCAGCAGCAAGCACAGTTTGAAGCCGAAAACATGAAAATGGGCGGTGAAGCTATGCAAGCAGTGGGTAAAGGGCAAAAGGAGTTAGAGGGTGAATAACTTTAACGACTTAAAAAGTTTATATCGTGCGGTGTTTAATACTCCGAACGGTGAAAAGGTTTTACAAGATTTACAGGCACAATTTAATCCTGATGAAATCTTTGTGAAAGGTGATGCTGACGAAACGCATATCAATTTAGGTAAGCGTGAGGCATTTATTTATATTAATCAATTGTTGAGGGTTGATGATGAGTGAAGAAAATACAGGCGTAACAAGCGAAGCGGCAGCAGTACAAGCTGATATTAATACTAATACGGATTGGCGAGCAAGTTTACCCGAAGATATTAGAAGCGCTAAAGCTTTTGATTCTGTCAAAGATGTTAGCTCATTAGCTAAGCAGTTCCTTGATGCTCAGTCACATATTGGTAACAGTATTCGCATACCAGGTGAAGATGCAGGGCAAGAAGCTATTGATGCGTTTAATCAAAAGCTAATGAACAAAACTAACTTGATGCAAAAGCCAGAAACACCAGAAGACTATGACAGTGTATTCAAGTCTATGGGCAAGCCAGAAGATGCTAATGGGTATGTAGTGCCAGAAGATGTTAATGGTAATTACGACCATTTACGTGAGTTAGCTATAAACGCTAACATGACTAATAAGCAGTTTGACTCGTTGGTCAAGTCAGTATCTAAACTTGATACCGCAGCTATGGAAACACAACAAGCGCAGCAAAAAGAAAGTATTGACGGTGTTAAAAAGGAATGGGGCGCAGCATTTGATCGCAACACTAGCCAAGCAGTAGCAGCACTTGAAGCAACTGGAGCGCCTGAAAGTGTTATTGAAATGGCTAAGGGTGGTAATGTTGACGGGCAAACGCTTAAATGGTTTCACGCTTTATCACAAAAGATTGGCGGTGGCGAAGGTTCAAACGCTGTAGCTGACAACGGTGGTAATCAAGTTATGACACCAGCAGAGGCGAGCGCACAACTAACAGAAATCATGGAGAACCGAAACGGGCCTTACTGGAACACAGGACACCCACGACACAAAGAAATTCAAGATAAAGCTATGAGCTTGCGTAAACTTAGAGCAGGTAACGCAGCGTGAAAGTAGCTAGAAAGGTTAGAGACTTTGCTCAGACTGTTGATATTCACTCAATGAGTTATGTTGATTTAAATAATTGTATGGGTGAATTGCGTTTATTATTGGCCAGGCTTTCTACTGAAAAGGATGACAGGCTAAATGAAAAAGCCAAGGAAGACGCGCAGGTCATACATAAAGAACAGGCTGACGAGCGACACCAATTTGACGCACATGTACGCAAAGTTATTGAGGGGAAAAAGACACATGAGCGAAAGTGAGATTTATTATGAGATTCTTGCTGACTTCATACAGGATAAAACAGATTGCGAAGTCGAAGAGGCTTATATCTTATCAGTAGTGCGTGAGCTTATGCGGTGCGGGATTTGATTCTTTTAGGTTTGTTGCTTACGGTAGGCGCTGTATTCTTGGTTTATACAGTTGTCTACTTTTTTTTACGCTTTACAAGCAAGATTATACAGCGTTACTTTTAGTTTACACTTATTAAATAAATACGTTATACTACCATTACGCAGGTAGCCATTACCTTGGTCTGCTATCCATATTTAAGTATCGGGTAGCTAACCACTTTAGTCCGAGAAATATTCAAAACTATTTTTTATACTAAGGAGCCTCAAATGGCTATTACAATTGACAATGCATACATTGAAACGTTTGAAGATAACGTTCGCTTTCTAGCTCAACAAAAACCTTCTCGTTTACTTAGCACTGTAATGACTAAAACGTCTACAGGTACAGCGCATAATTGGGAACGAATTGGTCCTACTGACTTTGCAGAAAAGACAGCAGCCCGCACAGCAACCCCTGAGAACGATACCCCTTGGTCACGTCGCGTATCACAAGTTAAAACTTTTGATAATGGTGATACTGTTGAGCAAGAAGATATTGTTCAAATGCTTGTTGACCCACTTTCAAGCTTGACACAAAACCTTGCTTGGGGTTCAAACCGTAACAAAGATGATGTTATTATCGCAGCAGCTACAGCAGACGCTTTAGACGGTGACGGTAACTTAAACACGTTCCCAACTACACAAGAAGTTGGTGACTATAGCTCAGCTATTACATTAGACCTTATCAATGAAATGGATCAAAAGTTCTATGACAATGATATTGACCCTGATGAGCCTAAGTGCGTAATCATCTCACCATTCCAACGTCGTACATTACTTGGCTTACTTGAAGTTACTTCTGGTGATTTTCAAGGTGATTCAATGGCATTGCGTAACGGTTACTTACCTAACTTCTTGGGTTATGATTGGATTGTATCAACTCGCTTGTTATCTCCAAGTGCAGGTCAAGTTGACTGTTTAGCTTACACACAAAAAGCTTTAGGTATGCAATTAAACCGTGACATCTCAACTCGCGTAGCAGAAGACCCTAGTAAGTCTTTCATGTGGCGCGTATACGGCTTCCAAACTTTAGGCGCTGTACGTGTTGAAGATGAACATATTGTACGTCTTAAGCTAGCTGACGCTTAACCATGTTACGGGGCTGGGGGGATTAGTCCTCAGCCTTTCTCTTTGGCCCCAATTTAAAGAGGTGTTAACATGGCTATTGCAGGTGTAAGAACAGAATTAAACGTTACTATCGAAGCAACTACACTAGAAACTGGTTTAGTATGGTGGATGGATAACGGGACTGTTAAAGGTCAATCAAATGAGTTAGCGGCAGGCTTGTCTACAACTTATTTAGGTAAAGCTTTAGAGGCAGACGGTAACAGAGCAGGAAAAAGAACCCCGCGAGTTGCTAAAAACGCCAGACAAGTATTGCCGTAAACAATGAAAAGATAACCTAGCAACCGCTGGGTTATTTTGTTTTAAGGGTTTAAATTATGAGTAATAGAACAGATGCGCAAGACGGGATAGATTTTCAGAAAAATAAACAAGGTATTCCCGATTCAATCTCACCAACCAATCAAGCTGAAAAGACATTACAGCCTATTTTAAATGGCGCTGTAATGAGTGATGAGTTACCGTACACAGTTACCCCTGAGTTAGTGACATTTGATAGAGATATACAAGTGCCGCAAAACTCTATTAATATTGGTGACGCTATCAAGATGAGTGATTTAGCTCAGTCAATAGGGTATGAAACCGCTTTTGATGAGAAGCAATACATATTAATGGGTTATGAAATTACAGCAAATGAAAGCAAGCGGCCCACAGTAAAGGCTTTTGATGCGCCTAGCTCTTTTGTTTTGCAGCCGCTAGATAGTGAGACAGAAAGCTTTACAAGCACTTTGGTTATTCCTATTCCTGCGGTGCAGCAAGTAATTGGCAAAACCTACAAGCTAAAAGCTGTTTGTGATCAAGTTTTATTAGTCGAGGTTTTTAGACTTGCTGATAATGGCGGCTTAGATACTAAGATCATTAATGAAGAGTTACCGGCTTCACAAACTAACATTAACGGGTTTGATTTTGATTTAATACCGCTTGTCGATTTTGAATTAGGTAAAAACTATCGAATAGAATTAACACCTTTAAACGGAGGCACGTTAGAAATAAAAGGCGGTACTATTAGCGGGTCTTTTGTTCCTTATATTGAGCGCGTACTGGGTTGGGAGTATACCAATAAGGCTGTTGCGTATGAGGATGAAGGTCTTGGTGGTCTTTACCCTATATTCATAGATACAGATGCACAATTAAACTTAGAAGATAGGTTTATTATTTGTCAACCTGCCTTTCCACCATCAGACATAAATATGGCATTACCTGAAATTCAGGCGGCTACAAATGAAAAGTATTTTGTTGAAGTTTATAACGCATCAGAGAATGATGATTACAGTGTAAACATAAAAGACAATGCCGGTATTGATATTGCCAGCATGGAACCAAAAGATAGGCTGTTATTTTTTCCAGTTGGTAGCGCGTGGGAAAGTATCGTGCTAAGTACACAAGTTTTTACAGATGATACTATAACAGGCGCAGGGAGCTATACAGACCCGTTAAGCGTATCTAAGCTTTATGCTCACAAAGGCGTTACAGTTGATGCGCCATTTACAACGTCTTCAAATGTGGCACAATTAGTTGATACCTGGACGTTAAACGTATCAGAAGAGGCTTTATACAATGTTGTCGTTACTGTTGAATGGAAACTAAACGCCAATAATCAAGATGCTGTTTTTAGATTTGATTTAAACGGTGTTACAGGTATAGAGATAAACCAAGAGCCAAAAGACGTTACTAATAATGTGTTTTTAACAACATTTGCTTTTGATACATTACAAGCTGGACAGAACACCGTTGAGTTTTACGCCAGAAAAGAACAAGGCAACGCTAACGTGTTAACGATAAATTCTAACAGATACACAGCACAAAAAATTGATGTGCTAAGTTAAAAAGGGGTAAACAAATGAAGCCTATTTCAAAACAAAAAGCAGACGGATTTAAGACAGGCGTTAACAAGCTTGATCAAAATCAGATTAAGAAAATGAACGAAGCGGGCAAAGATGCCAAGGAGATTAGCCTAACTTTAAAAATCAAGGTTGAAGCTGTTGAGGCTTTTCTACCTAAGAAGAAAAAGAAAGCGAAAGCAAAAGCTAAGGTTGAGGAATAGCACATGGCTAGCACCGTTGATATTTGGAACCTAGCCCTGAACCTTGTTGGCGATAGCTTTGTTGTTGACCCACTAGAAAATTCAACGGGGGCGGACTTATGCCGATTACACTACCCATATTCTTTAGGTTTTGTACTTGAAGCGGTAGATTGGAATTTTGCCACTAAGCGCATTGAAGTTGCCGAGTCTGCCACTGTTGAACCTGCTTTTGGTTTTCAATCAAGCTTTAAAGTGCCTGATGATTGTTCGCGCATTATTGAAGTGTGGGATAACAAGCGAGGTGACACCAACACTCGTTACACACAAAATAATTTACAATGGCAGCAAGAAGGCGAATACATTAGCGCAAATACAAGCGAGCAAGTATGGGTTAAATACATTGAGAAAGTGGAAGATCCAAACCGCTTTACTGATTCATTTATTACAGCTTTAGCGGCTAACCTTGGTTCGCGTTTAGCAATACCAGTGGCAGCAAGTAGGCAATTAAAATTAGACTTACTTAGTGAGTATAAAATATTAGTTGATGAAGCAGCAGCCAGTGACGGTATGACGGGGCGCACAAAAGTTTTACGCTCTAATGTGTTGATAGGAGCAAGAGCCAGATAATGAACCTTTACCCACTACAAACAAGCTTTACTAGCGGTATTTTATCGCCTCGTTTTTGGTCACGCAGCGATTTACCACAATACCGCTCAGGAC